ATCATGGATAGGGTCAGCGATGAGCCCTATCTGGAACGCTATTACCTATTCCTCAAAGAACGTGAGCGTTTTCCCTTCAACATCTTCCTGCACAAATTCCTAAAAGGCGATCCAGACGATCTTCACGATCACCCTTGGCCTTATGCTACGTTAATCCTGCGTGGTGGTTATTGGGAGACCACTCCCAAAGGCCGATTCTGGAGAGGTGCTGGACATTTCCGTATAAGTTCAGCAGACAGTTATCACAGGATCGAGTTAAAAGACGATGTTACATGTTGGACCCTGTTCATGCCCGGACCACACAGGAAAGAATGGGGATTTGATGTAGATGGTAAATGGATCAAGTGGGACGATTATCTAAGGATGAGATATGAAAAAATTAGTGCTCAGCAATGACGATGTAAAAAATTTAACCTCTCGGATCTGCAGAGAGATCGTGGGATCACGATGGCATCCGGACTACGTGGTAGGCTTGACCAGAGGAGGGTTGACTCCTGCGGTTATGATCAGCCATTGGTTTGGCGTGCCTTGCGAAACACTCAAAGTCAGTTTAAGAGATGATGCGGAATCCGAAAGCAATCTATGGATGGCCGAGGATGCCAAAGCGGGTAAGAACATCTTGATCGTAGATGACATCAACGACACAGGTGCTACCATAGACTGGATTGTCAAAGACTGGCCCAGCGGTTGTTTCCCCGATGACAATAATTGGAAACAAGTCTGGAACGGCAATGTGCGATTTGCTGTTCTAGTAGATAATCAAGCCAGCAAATGTAAAGTGAAAATGGACTATACTGGTATGGAGATCAACAAAGCAGAGGACGATGTATGGGTAGATTTTCCCTGGGAAGATTGGTGGACCAAATGATGAGATTGAGATTGGCACTGGTCCATTGGATCTTGGGCAAACATTGCGGCTGCTATGTCATGGGCTATCATAAGTTGTGTGATTTTTCTAAAAGAGTTAAAAAATGAAAATAATGTTGCATTGTACAGACAAAGGCGTCAATGTAGAAGCAGACATATTGAATCACAAGAAAGATGCCTTTCTAGAAGTGGCTGTGAGTACCGTCAAAATTAGGATGTCTTATATGAAACAGACCAAAGCCTATGTAGGCAGTATGGCGGGCTTAGAGTTCGTAGTGCGCGAAAATAGTGTGCCCGCAGAGCACAGAAAGGAATGGACGAGATGATAGGAATATCAAAAGTGGTACCATGGGAAGTCGACTGCATAGATGATTCAAAAGGTGCTCCCTGGACAGAACTAGTGGAAGAAGATTTTCATGTAAAAATCTTCCGTGATATCTATCCAGTAACTGAAGGGCATCTCTTGTTCGTGCCTAAATACAATACCTTTGGTGTGTTGAATGACGCTTTCTCTAGCGCCATCCGGCACGGTGAACGAAAACTGCTGGAAGGTGAATGGGACGGTTTTAACATTGGAATAAACATAGGTGAAGCTGCAGGACAGACCTGCACTTGGCCTCATGTGCATTTGATACCTAGGAGAAAGGGCGATATGGCAGATCCTCGTGGTGGTGTTCGCCATGTCATACCAGAAAGAGGAAACTACAAGTTATGGCCCAAGGATACAGATTAGGCGATATACACCCATCAATGGAGAAGAAAATGACGGAAGAAAAAACACCTTGCGGCTGCGGTCGTAGCGCGACAGGATTTTGTACAGGTCTGCATGAGATGACCGAAGAAGAATATGAAGCATACCTCATGGAGCATTTTGACGAAGATCCCGACCAAATAGGAAACTGATATGAGACAACAACTAATCGAAGCCAGCAAACAGCACTTCCAAGCACACATCCTCAAGCATCAGATGAACATCGAAGTCTTGTTGAACAATCCCACTGCCATCCATGAGCATTCTGATATCATGGAAGCCATCGAAAAGGAAGCGGGATACATTGCAGAGTACATGGACAAACTAGAGGTCATGGAGAAATATTTTAAATAATGCCTAGATCATTGTTTATCGGAGATAGTCATACCTGCGGTTATTGGAGCCATCCTGTAAATCTAGGACCAGGTTCGTATACCTATTGGAACAACAATAATTATGCAGAAGTCTATTCAGAAGAAAATAATAAACCAGTGGCTATATATGCTATGGCTGGAGTCAACAATAGGGTCTACACCGACTGGATGAAATCCATGTTCAACCTCTACGACGATATCGATGAAGTTTTTTTATGTATGGCCCCATTCAATCGATTTACTGTAGGGTTCGATGGTAAGTTAACCGATAATGTTGTGCCGGTAGATCATTTCACTACTAAGATTCCCTCGTCTGACGGATTTATAGATCGTTACAGCGATTTAACGATAGAAGGTGAAAATCTACAATTGTTTAATAAAGCACTTAACGATGATTACAATAATTTTCCAGGATTAGATTTAGATCCTCAAAACGGTTTAAAAACTCCTAATCTTAGAGAGCATACATTTATGCAGATAAAATTATTTTTTGATATGAACACATTCATCGAAAAGAGAGATTTTTTATTGAACGTATTCGCATGGGATCGAATGTGTGACGAACGAGGAGCTAGACTATATCTATTCAACGTAACTGATCGATTACGATATCCTCAGACTTTTGATTATTATGGAAAATTAAAATCTACAGTGCTAACACGCAAGGCTGTAGAAGGATTTATGAAAGAACGTCATATCGATCATACAAAATATTATTTAGAAGATCAAGAACACTATAACAGAGAATATCACGAACTCATCGCAACTAAGTACTTACCCTGGCTTAAAAATCAATGCACATCTTAATAGCAGGAGATAGTTTCGGAGCCAATTGGCAATCTAAAAATAATAACATTGGATGGCCAAATCTTTTCGCATCTGATTTTAAAATCACTAACATATCTCAAGCGGGAGTGGGCGAATATAAAATCCTAAAACAGATAGAGTCTATAAACCAAAACGACTACAACATCATAATTGTTAATCACACCAGTCCAGGTAGAGTACATACAAAACAACATCCAATTCATTCATCGGGGTTGCACAAAAATTGCGATCTATTATACAATGACATTGATAGAAAATTTTCTTTTTTTAATCGATCATTGCAAACTGCTCGCAATTGGTTTTTATATCATTATGACGACGAATATCAGATCGATGTCTATAATCTATTGAGAAAAGAAATCAAAAATAAAATACAGATACCATATATCGCGATTTCCCATATGCCTGTTACAGCACAATATCAGATAGAAAAAAATCATTTAGATTTCAGCGAATTATGGCAGCAACACCGAGGCGATGTTAATCATTATGACAAAGAAGGAAATCGATTAGTATCTCTGGCTATAGAGAATGAAATATGCAAGATATTGAATTGAACGAAATATTAATTCATTGGAAGGCCGGCGATACTGTCACCGGTTGGAGCGATCTCTGTGCCGACATAGTCGATCATTTTGGACTTCCGGGCGACAGATTCACCACAGAAGTCTGTACGGATTGGATGAGTTTTAAATTTAAAGATGAAAAGGATGCATTCTTATGCAAGATAATGTTAAGCGAACATCTTGGACCCTCGCAGTAGAAGAGGATCCTGAGACCGGAGATGGCATATTGACCTTCCCCGAAGACTTGTTAGAATCCGCAGGTTGGCGAGAAGGCGATGTCATAGAATGGATTGATTTGAAAGACGGCTCTTGGCAATTAAAGAAAAAGAGTGTATAATAAACTATGGAAAAACTAAAAGTCTCTGAAATATTCTACAGCATACAAGGCGAAGGACGCTATATGGGCGTGCCTAGTGTGTTTCTTCGTACATTTGGCTGTAACTTCAAATGCGGTGGATTTGGCATGCCTCGAGGTGAACTCACAGACGAGCCTGATCAGGTAGCCAAAAATATCCATCTCTATAAAACATACGAAGAACTGCCTTTGGTAGAACGAGGCTGCGATAGTTACGCCACTTGGCATCCAGCCATGAAACATCTATCGCCATTCATGGACATTGACGATGTGGCAAATCGAGTGGTAGACTCCCTGCCCTACAAAGAGTGGCGAGATGAACATTTGGTCATCACCGGAGGAGAACCTTTGCTGAAATGGCAGAACCTCTATCCAGAACTACTGAGCCACGATCGTATGCGTTCATTGAAAGAGCTGACATTCGAGACCAACGGTACCCAAGCACTCACAGACGAGTTCAAAACTTGGCTGCACAGAGAATGGCATCACGACGGTACCATTAGCATGGGTCGAGGACATAATTCAGTCACTTTCTCAGTCAGCGCCAAACTCAGTTGCTCGGGCGAAAGCAGAGAACGTGCTATCAAACCCGAGGTAGTCTGCGAGTATGAAGAATACGGCTACGCCTATTTGAAATTTGTCATAGCCACAGAAGAGGATGCGGAAGAAGCGGAAGAAACTGTAGATATCTATCGTGCGCACGGGTTTGAAGGTCCGGTGTATCTCATGCCCGTGGGCGGTGTAGAAACCGTCTACAGCCTCAACAACAAGCGGGTAGCGGAACTTGCGATGAAACTAGGCTATCGCTACAGCGATCGTTTACAGGTCCCATTGTTCAAAAATGCTTGGGGAACCTAAAGGGAAAACAATGAAAATAGTAAAGCGATTATTGGGCATTGATAAAATTGAGCAGGACCTCCGGCAGGCACAAGAATCACTAGAAGAAGCCAAAGCCAAACAGATCGAGGCAGAACGAGCGGCGAGCCTCGCACAGGAACAGGAAGAATTGGCTAAATTATCGCCCAAAGAGCGTGCTACACGCCGAAAAGAGCCATGGGTTGGCGTACTAAATACCCATATAAACCAAGACAATATACGCAACGGCTTTTTTGAACTTGACTGGAACGACCTTTTCGTGTTAAAATTAAAGCAAGAAGGTTATGGTGCGGACGGTGACAGAGACGAAGAGATCGTTGATCGCTGGTTCAGAGAACTCTGTGCCAATGTGGTAGTTGATGGTGATTACGGTGGCCCTGTGAAAACAGGTTCCTTAGACATACAGACAGTAAAGAAAAACAATCTATGACATACATACTAGTTGATACTGCCAACACATTCTTCCGTGCAAGGCATGTCATTAACGGTGATGCTGATATCAAACTCGGCATGGCATTCCATATAACTCTAAACTCTATACGCAAGGCATGGCAACAATTTAATGGTAGCCATGTTATCTTCTGTTTAGAGGGCAGATCTTGGCGCAAAGATTTTTACGAACCATATAAGCGTAATCGTTCTGACGCTCGTGCCGCACACAACGAACGTGAGCAAGAGGAAGAACGTGTGTTTTGGGAAGCCTTTGATACGTTCAAAGATTTTGTTCGAGACAAGACCAACTGTACCGTCTTACAGAATCCGGAACTGGAGGCAGACGACTTGATCGCAGGTTGGATCCGGAGCCATCCCAACGACGATCATGTGGTCATCAGCACTGACACAGACTTCGTGCAGTTGATCGCCCCTAATGTACGACAGTATAACGGTGTCATGGAGCAGACCATCACGCACGAAGGTATCTTTGATGACAAAGGCAGGCCCGTCGTTGACAAAAAGACCAAAGAAGCCAAGCCAGCGCCCGATCCAGAGTGGCTGTTGTTTGAGAAATGTATGCGAGGCGACACTTCAGACAACGTATTCTCTGCCTATCCGGGTGTTAGGACCAAAGGTACATCTAAGAAGGTAGGGCTCATGGAAGCTTTTGAAGATCGAAAAGCAAAAGGTTTTTCGTGGAACAATCTCATGCTACAGCGTTGGACCGATCATGAAGGCAAGGAACATCGTGTGCTGGAAGACTATGAGCGCAATCGCCGATTGATTGATCTCTCATATCAACCAGAACGCATCAAAGAAATCATCGCCGCCACCATCGCCGAGGCCACTGGTGCTGACAAAAACGTCAGCCAGGTTGGCATACGTTTAATGAAATTCTGTCATTTGTATGATTTGAAGAAGATCGCCGAACAGGCACAGAGTTATGCCGAACCACTTAACGCGAGGTACACACTATGACAGAATTATATGCTAAACCAATCATCGACGATAAATTTTGGATCGTAGAAGAAGACGGTGAAAAGATTGCTACTTTACGAAAGAATGAAGACAATCGATTTGTGATGAGCAATAAGTCAGGCATTAAAATCTATTATGATAAAGAAAGCCTTACTCGCCAATTCGGAAAAAATTTCTTCGTTGTTAAAATTATAAAAGAAAAAGACAACGCCGAACCAAACGAAGTACATGGTTATGCTACATCGGCCGAACCTCATAATCCGTTGTACGATGTTAAAAGAAAACTTCCGCTATTTACAAAAAGCAGTGATTCAAAGAGTTTATATTGTGCTGGATATTACGTGATTAAATTTGATAAAGGTTGGGTTAAATCATTCTGTCCTAAATTAATCACTCTCCAACGATATCCGTATAAAGGTCCGTTTAAAACAGATATAGAAATGAAACAGGTTTTATCAAATGTCTCAAAATAATTTACCAAACACATTACCTACTATAGAAAAATTAATATCTAGGATTGCAGTAGCGGAACGCAGTCAACAGAAAGAGATACGAATCACTATACAAGAAGCCAGAGAATTAACTTCGGAATTAGCGATACTTACTAACAGATTAGGCAAAACAGTACAGGATATCCATCAGATATTGTCGGAAATACGAGAATCAACTACAAAAATTGATGTTAAATTCGACGGGGGCTCTTTCTAGATCTGATAAATATATACGTGGTTAATTAGGATACGTATATTAGATGAGCAGACCAAAACCAAAAGTAATTCTCGAATACGCTAACAAAGAGAACTACAAAGTAGAACAAATTCTAGAAAGCGAAGCCATTTGGGCAGTTTTTTACAAAGGCAAGCCTTTCAATTTAAAAAGCGGCAGTCTGTTGGCCAGTTATCCAGGACCTAAATATAAAAAGGTCAGTTTTTCAAATCCCGGTCATGCTTATAATCTAGCAAAAAAATTAAACAAATTATTCAAGACAAATGATTTCAGTGTCTGTAAACTAACGGTCGGTGAAGAAATCAAATAAGTGATGGATCCAAAAGATAGGTACACTGGAATTTTTTTGAAGGCCGCTGGTCAGCCTTGCGACGACCGGACTATAAAAGATCATCGAGGAAGATGGTGGTTTAGCACACGTGGAAAAAAGGAAGGTGGCCTGCGCATTACCGATCGCTGTTTGGAATTTATCGAAACCGAATCAGAAATAAAAACATATAAAATAGAATTACCTAAAGATCTAATCATAGGTCCTCAGGTTTTAATTTGGTTAGATCAATTTCTAGAAACTCCATGGCATTTAGAAAAACGTTACATAAAAGTATTATCGGAAAAATCAGCGTTTGAATTATATCTTTTTTCTGGAGACGTTAAAAAAATGGGATCTTCAAAAGCCATGTCCAAAAGATTAATCCAAGAATCATCCTCATAAAAAATATTTGTGTTAAATAATTCGCTATGTTTGATCTCAATGCCTTAGATATATTAAACTGCAGAAAAATGGCGACAGAAGTTTCTCATTTTTCTAAAGTTAATATAGGAAAACCAGATTGGGGAGATGACCTGATCGAAGATTGGATTATCTCCAATCTCAAAGGTCGTTATTATCTGTTAGATCGTCCTTATGTAACTGAGGATGGCAAACTTAAAACATCCAGATTTGCGGGTTTTGAAGATCAAAAAGAGATAACTTATTTTATACTAGCCTGTCCACATTTAAGGAGAAATCAATGACTGAAGACGTACAAAATCAAGAAGTTCCTGCTACTGGTCAAACCGATGCCGCGGCGACTCAAGCCCCTGCAGGTCCTGATCTAAATATCACCGACTTATCTGCTTTAAGAAATATTGTCGAGATCGCATCGCAACGAGGCGCTTTCAAAGCCGCTGAACTAGAAGTAGTAGGGAAAACATACAACAAACTATCTGCTTTTTTAGAAGCAGTAGGCAAAAAGGAACAATAATATGAAAGCACTAAAACATATCGGAAGAGCTATCAAGTCGGGAGCGAAAGTTTTGGTGGCATTTAGAACGCTTCCCGGCGAATCTAACTATGCTCTGGTGATACCTGTAGCACAGTTATCTGATTCATATCATGACTCTATCATGAAAGTAGTGGAAAGCGATCAAGCACAGGAATCATTCGAATTCGGAGAGATACTGTTTACTCGTACGTTTTCGGATGGCAGACCTATGCTACAAGCCCTTCGAGCAGACGGCTTATTAGAAAGGGTAACTACTGATTCGATATTAATGACTCCTACTCCCAACGATACTATTCCTTTACACTCTCTCAATCTATTGATCGCTGAACAAAAAAATTGCGCCGTAGACGACCTTTGCAGTTTTGTATCAGGTGCACCTAAAAAAACCGATGCGACTATAGAAGACGTCGCTACCGTAGAAGACTTGGGCAGAGATGTAGGTGAACCGAAACCTGCTTCTACTAAGATACAGGCCAAGGCAAACGAAACTTTAACTGACAAAGATATCGCTAAAGGTTTACGTAGCCAGGCAGATGCTCTTTACAAAGAAGCAGCACGTTTACGAAAAGAAGCAGAAGAACTCGATCCCACTGTAAAGAAATCTTCAAAGGTCAAAGAAACAGCAGATGCCTAAATCGTTGTTTAAACCTCCTCGGCACCTCGTCGAGGAGTGGCCTGAGATTTTTGAAGATATGTATATGAATACGATGCCAGTCTATTATATAGATATGGTTCGGATGGAGTTTACCGATGGAAGAGTTTGGGAAATCAATATACAAGAACAATTATACGATCTTCCTAACGAACTAGTTGCTACGAGATTAGTAGATACTTTTCAAGAATTCAAAGAAGATATTAAAAAGATCGATTTTAAAATTGATGTTGATCGATTAAAACAAGATATTAAAAAACAATCTAGGGATATACTTTAAACATTTGTTGAAAAATGATTCCACGCATAGGGACAATATTTTTTATTCATTTTATTGATTTAGTAAATAACTCTCCAAGTTCGGGTATATAATCAACTATTTTTCATAGACCTTTCACCGCTTTGCGAACAACCTCCATCTCTGGAATAGTTTCGAATACATTCTCTTTTCTCAGATTATCTACTTGTGCAGATACTATTAGAAACTTTTTAGCGGCTTCTAGATTAAATGGCTGGCGTAGTTCGTGAAGTATCTGTGTAAAAATAGAATCTATGCTAGTATTGTATTTTTTATTGTACTCTACAATAAACGATTCTATCTTTTCTATGGTAGACATTCTGTAATCGTCTGGTAAGATACTTACATGATAATGTTTAGGATGATCCAGTAAGTTGATAAAGAAGTTGTTATAGTTGACATATCGATATATATTAGGATGCCTTCTAATAACACCCAAGTCTGTCAAATAAGTAATCATCTCGGGCAATCGGGCAACGTTCCATGCACCGATAGTCATGCCAGGTCGCATGATAATATTATCATATTTGGCAATTTCTTTGAGATTGTCTGCTACCTTACTCCATACTGTGCCGCTACGGATCAATTCAGCACGTTCGTCAATCTCGTCGATGCTAGGCCATACTTCTAATTTGCCCAGTTTCCATTGCTTCCAGTAGTCTAGTACATTCTTTTTTCCATATTCGAGAACTGAACAGTTTGTATTGTAGCTAAGTTTAACGTCGAAACGTTTATTTTCTACAAGTTTATCGAGTATATGCCAGTGCTCGTCCATCAACAACGGTTCACCACCAGCAAAATAGATACGTTTAACGTTATCCATTTGATCTTCTAAGAAGTCGAAGTTTGTTTTATCCTCGACTCCTTCAATGTTCCATACCTTTTCTTGGTCAGTGTAACCTAGTTTCTTGGCATCGGGCACCCACGCACTGCTGTATCGTGGCCCGCAACTACGGCATTTGAAGTTACACAAGTTACTAAAACGAAAGTCCCAGTACTTCAAATCCATTTCAGTGCAAGTTCCGTCTTCTAATGTAATGCTAGGAATCTTTTCTAGCACATCAGGAAAGTCTCGATTGTGATAAAACCTGCCGCTGACGCCAGTAACATCTTCTTTGTTAAAACAAGTATCGCAGACCTTAGGACGCTTTCCTTCAATCATGTCTTTGCGTAACTTCTTCATGTTATCGCTATTCCAGATTTCTTCGATGCTTTGCGTAGTTAAGTCACCTGCAAAATAGTTATGATGGCTAGTGAGGCAACACGGCACCACTTTGCCGTTTGGCTCAAAGTTTAAGTGCATCCAAGGGACTGCACATAATGTTTCATTCTTTATAGGTATAATTTTGCTCATTGTATACTTATGTCCATAGACCGCGACGTACTTTGATAAGACGTATCATCAATTTTAGACTTAAGGATGAATATTTTTTGTTCGTTGCTCATACAGGTCCTTAAGCCATTCAAAATCATTTATTTTAAATAACGCATCGTTGTTTCCGATATTATCATATCCGTACTCTCTTCCTGCTATAGCACCGTCAATAGAATATTTTCCAAACAATCTATCTCGACCGAGATTACACCATGCTTGCAATCTTAAATCTGTTTCCTCATCATATGTCTCATCCACAGGACGACTAGCCAGTTTTACACATTCGCGAAATGCAGATTTCCATGTAGAAAATTCGTCTGTATCAAATCTAGTTTTGTTACTAACTAATTCTATCACTTTTAATCTATCGCTTATCGACATCGTCATATCTACAGTATTTGTATTCATTGAAAGAACTAAATCTCTGGGTAACAATTTTACTCCGCCATATCCATACACCAAATCATTTATAGGATTAATAGATTGCCAAATAAAAACGATATCTCTTTCGTATCTAGATACTTCATAATCGAATTCAAAATCATCTACTATTTCAGCATCGCCATCTACTACATAAAACATGTTTGTTTCTACTATTCCAGCAGCGGCTTTGTGTGCATTATGTATACCTTTTATACCATGCACTCTTTTTGCTCTAGGAAATCTCGATTTTAATTTTTCAAAATTTTCATCTGCATTAGGCTCATTATAACTGATAAAAACAATATCATAAGATTTTAATTTAGATGCAACGATTTCGTATTGTTTTTTTTCGATAGGAAATCTAAAATCAATTTCTTTTTTCGATAATTTTTTATTTTTAGGAATGCAGGAGATTCCGTTGTAAGTTAATTCGTTCCTAAACTTATGTTGAAATACATGATTCATATTTCTATCATAGAAATTATGATGATTAAAATAAAGATCAAAGTCAAAATCTAAAACCTCTACTTCTTTAGGTATCATCCAAAACATTTCCATTCTACTTTTGTCGCAAGCATCGATATAATCATCATACGTGTCTATGATAAATTTTTCAAATTGTCGAGGACGAGATGCAACTATATCTATTTCTTTTTTATTTAAAAAGAGTCTATAAGAAAATTCTCTATTTGTAACATTATGTTCTTTAGAAAAAATACAAATTCCATCAAAAAAGTCTTTATTTTTAAATATGTGAACATAAGAACGATCCCAAATTTCTATCGTATAATCGAAAGAAAAACCTTCTTCGACTATTAGGTCGTTCCAAACCACCCAGAAAAATTTAGTCAGAGATTTAGATTTTATTTTATCTAAAGAATCAACATTCTCAAGTTTCTGTGCTAGCGGAAATCGACTTTGAAATAGTTTCCAGTCGTTTTCGTTTATTTGATTTTTGCTGACATAGAAAAGATCATATTTCATGAGAGGATCTATAATAGGTTTTTGATAATTCTATGGTTTCTATATAAAGATTATAGGTATATTCGCTTTGTTTAGGATCTAGATATGGCCAATTGAATCCCAATTCGTGTTTAATTTTCGTTCCTAAATCTTGTGTGTCATGTTCTATATCTAAATGTTTTACTTGAGTTTCATAGATTTCTTTCAATACTTCAAAATCTCTAACTTGCACATAATCCCAATCTGTACAATTAGTCATCCAGGTTCCCATCCTAGTTCCAAGAACGGCATACTTTCCATTGTCAACATGTGATCCAACTGTTGCCCACTGCTTCAATCTATGTAAATTGTGCCACCAAATACGTTCTTTAATTTCTTGCGGTGGAACTTTGACTCCATCGAGCAAGGTCATCTTAACGCCCTCACGGAATCCTGCTCGCCATGCTTGGAATGGAGAACCAGTAATAATTACATCGCTAAAACAATCTGGAAATTGTCTATATCCTTTTTCCCAACAAAAATCTACTTGAGCACGATCGCTGTTGCTGGCTTCGTGAGTCTTCATGTTTAGAACAAAATCTTTTTTCCATAATTTAACTCCGCCATTACCGTACATAAGACCATTAATAATATTTTTTCCTACCCAACTATATACGTCAATTTCTTTCTTAAGATCCAAATCTAAATTAAAGAAAGAAGTATAGACAATATTGTCTGCATCTACAGTGACGAATCGATCAGTTTCCGATAACTCCGCTGCGGCTTTATGCGCTGCATCACTGCCTTTTACACCATGAACACGCTTTGCCCAAGGAACTTTGTTGCACAGATCAGCATAATGTAGATCTGCATTAGGTTCATCATAACTTAGAAAAACTACATCAAATTCAATTATTTTCATAATTCATTACATAATTTTTAAAAATTCTTCTGGTATAGATACTAAAATTCAGAGGAACATTGATTTCAAATTCTATGATTTTCGAATTGAACAAATTATCCACAGTAGTCGAAAAAGTTTCGTGTAATCCGTTTGGATCATTATAATCGGTCACGAGAAATAACATTTCTGTGCTGCCATCCCAATAAATTTTTCTAGATTTATAAAATTTATCTGATAATTTTATTATCATTTTTTTAGAAAAAACAGAAATTATTACATCCGGATCTGAGATATCTGACCAAGAAGAATCGATTATTCTATGTAAAACATCATCAATTTTAGTCAGACTTTTATTTTCAATAATTTCTAAAGAATTATCATCTGTGTTAACGACATACGAATTTAATAATGTTTTACCTTCGAGAACTGATTGTGCAATCTCCTCATCAACTTCTATTTTATTAGAAACAGACGGACATGAATGATCCGGATAGATACCTAAAATACCGCCGGATGCAGGATCAAATACAGCATAGTATCTGATCTCTGTTACAGGAAGACTCTGCATCCATTCTATTAAATCTTTTATCGCGTCTTCCACGCTATCTCCTCAAGAATGCTAACTACTTCATCGGTAATTAAATCTTTTTCTACATAATGAACAATGTCGTACTGCTGATAATTTCCTATTTTTAATCGAGCATCTTTGTTTAAATAAAACCCTATATGATTTGTAAATTTATCGGCAGGCCAGGGCCAGTTTTGTATTTCACCTTTCATATGTACGATTCTAGGAAATTCTAAATCATAAGAAACATCATCTTGTATATCTAGAATTTTAGATGATAATGCAAACGCTTCGTCTGTGCCTATCACCTTAGGTTTAAATTCAGTTAAGAATAAATTACTAAATTCTTTAGGATTTTTAAGAACGTATCTTCCTAGACTGAAAAATTCCTCGACTAATTTTGAATCTTTACGAAACCATGTCCACATAGAAT